CGACTCACGCAAGCAAGTATTTTTTCTTTACTACCAGGGCCTTTATATCGACCTATAAGTCTACGCGCAGCTACAACTTTCGAACACGATGTTACAGGGAAGGACCGGTTGGGTCCGCAGAACGCGCTGTTAGGCAATCGTTTCCTTTGGGCCGCAGAAAGCTTAGCGTCGTCAAGCTCTTCAGGTTTTACACCCTCAGCCTCAGCGACTTCATTCTTAATATATTCTTGCTCCTCAGGCTCCATTTCTTTAAACATAAGCTGATAAATAAAATCAGCTTCGTCTTCTGTGAGTTGTTCCGAGGATATGTCTATCGTGTCGAAATCTAGAGGTTTGTTTTCTGCGGTGGCCGCGGGCGGAGTTGCAGGCGGAGTGGTATCGCAGTTGCAAGGAGGAGCAGGAGGATCGGTTACGGGAGCACTATCTGCCAGATTAATCGTAGGTTTAGAAGAATCAAATAATGATCCGTCGCCGCCTACCATAAACGACATAGTCGCATCCAGAACTTCGTAGTCTTTAGCTACTATCGAGTAATCCTTCTTTTCTTTATCCTGGAATACGCCAGAATCACCGGCATTATCCTGAACAGAATTAAGAATCGAAGAAACTCTTGCGTAGACGTCAGCAGGACGATTGACAAAAGATACTTCGTCGTACATTAAACTGCCGACGATAAGATACATTTCCTGGCCGTCATGGATAGTCCCGGGATAATGATCGCAAGGACCGTCAACTACCCAGTCTTGCTTGCATATACTGCAAATCGCAGAGTCGGATACTGCGCCAATCGAAACTGTTGAATGCCTGCCGTCCATAATCTTTTCGGCTGCATCCTTATCCGATATAGCTACAGTTAAACGAATATGCCCCAAACCACTATACGAATTAGAAAGCTGCTTGTCTCTTGTTATATTATCGATAAGATCGCCGACAAATTTTACTCTATCGACTACAGGTAACGCTTCGTCAGAGACAGCATTAATCAAAGTATTATACTTATCTGCTTTCTTTCCTTCTTTCTTCTGTATGACCATGCCCGAAGTATCTATATACTCCGAATTAATAACCCTGCCTATAGGATCAGTCATATCGTTATGATGTAACTGAACGGGTTTTGGGTATGGGCTCACAAAAGATTCCGCGCCGTTTCTCATTTTATCGGGAAGATAAAAAGTATGGTTGCGCGTGATTATACCGGCGTGAGTAGCGTCAATTGTTACATATAACGTCTTACCGGCATTTAAACCCTGTAATACAAAGTCCTTCTGTTCGTCTGAAGGTTTAGGGACTTTGCATGTTGCATCGAAAATATTAAACATCAGTTATTCTCCTCTTGTTCTATTTTACAGACACAGCCAAAATGGAAAGGCGGGATATCCTCAATAGAAAAGTTTTTGTTTTCAATATCGAGAACAGCGCGCTTACAAATCTTACATTCTTTATCTTCGCCAGCTATTATTGTTTTAACTCCTAAATCGCTAAAGGCACATACTTTACCAATATTATATGCCTTCGAACTCTCAGTCTCGCTAATAAATACCAATCTATAAGTATAGGAATCTAATATGCTATTAGCTAAATTTATCTTATCATTAATATCATTACTGTCAATACTTAGAATTTTAGAAGTTACATCGTTAAATAGTTTTCTTACAAAAGAATCTATTCTGTTGCCGAATTCAGTTTCCCATTTTCTTATTACGTAAGGACTCGCTATAGGTCCGGATTTAGAATCCTTATATCCATTAATAAGAGCGCTTTTAACTAAAAGTTTACACTCTCTTGTTAGAAGAGATTGATGTAGTTCGTTGTACGCTTTTATAGAAGACGCGTTCAGAGAATTATCATTAATAAGTTTTACTATAACATCTCTGTAACTGTCCCACGCACTTTTTATATTTGAAGAAGATTCTTTATCCCAAAATCTATAAGTCTTATTAAATAAAAGGTTTAAAAGTGTTATAAAACTATACATGCCTGAAACTATATCTTTTGTAGTCCCGGGAGCCAACTTCTTTCCGTGTTGGTTAGAAGGTTGATCTTTTGATTTTGCTTCTGATGCCGCACCAGATTTAGCTTTTATATTAGAAGAACTATTCTCAGAATAAGGTTCGTCAATAGACTGCATAAGAACTTCGGGCTTTTTAAATAATTCCCAGTAGGTCCTTTTAAACTCTTCTTCGTCCAAAGGTTCTCTTGAGAGTTCCCTACGATATTCTTCGAAGGTTATACCGTTACTATTGAAACAGTTAGTGGCATGATTTTCAACTTTAATTCTTGACTCAAGATCTATTTCGTTAAATCTGATTCTGACGATATTCTTCTCGTCTAATACAGTGTCACCAAAAGTCGACTCTAGTAATAGCTCTTTAATTATAAATTCATTTACGAATGTTTCGAAGACTAATTGGAAGTCTTTTACATCATCAACCGCAGCTCTGGAAAGAGTGTCAGCTGTCGCACGATTAGTTGAATTCCCCTGAATAGTAGTTTTACCATTCCTACGAGTTACAAATAAGTGGTTAGGTACATTATAACAATAAATCATACCGTCATAAGAACATTTAGATATCATTTTTGAGTCTATGATCCTATATGTCTTGCCGTACCCCCCGCTTATCAAAACTCTATACATATAGCCGTCTGGGTTTAAAGATCCCTTTTGATTTTTATATTTAGCAACTTTAGCCATATACCCTAAAGACATAGCCAAGACCTGGACGTCATTAGCAAGCCGCTCACTTGACGTAAAGTAAGTAGAATTTATTTTAGGATACTTATAGCAAACATATCCGTCTCCTGCTAATAGAGATGTTAATAAGGACTTCCTAGACGCCTTGTCCCAAGAAAATATTTCTCTAGGAAGGTTCTTATTTTTTGCGCCATGGCCCACTCTATCCCTAAAATACTCATAAATATTTTTGCCGTATATCTTGACACAAATACTTTTACTGTGTTTGACCCCACAAAGGGAGCTAATCGAGGTATCTCTTTTATCTTTTTTACAACTATAAGTAACTCCTATACGATCCAAGAGAGAAAGAATAGAGTCTAGTTTTTCCCCAGAATTCTGAGTTATATTAATTCGGTAAAAGCTTCTATCTCCATTATACTTATCTAAATTACCTTCTGAAACGAACCAGCCTACAAAAGAAGCCCAATCCTGCATCGAACAAGTGATAGCTTTTGACTTTCTGCCTCTTTTAACTTTGGCTGAAGGTAGATGGAACTGGATATCACCCTTCTTTTTCATTTCTGCAAACTCAGCAGTCTCAAGCATTAAAAACTCACTATATTCTCCATCAAGCAAATCCATAGCCTTGACTTTATGCCAGTTGGGTCCTAAAAACTTATTATCTAAAGAAGACCTATGACAAACCCACATCTCGTGGTGAGGCGTAACTTTAATATCAATATGCTTACCGTTAAAACAAATCATATCCCCAACATATCTACCCTCGTATTTATATGTTGCTGTGTGAAATTCTATTAATTCGGTCTCTGGGTTATAAGTAGCTATTTTTTCTACAGAATGATCTATCTCATTATGAAATTTCCAGCCATTCTCAGTGAGGGTCATCGTTAATTCATCATGACAATCGCCCTCGCCGAAGTCTACAGAAGACATTGCAAGTCCTGTAAAGACTCTGTTTTTAAAATGCTGTATGTAGGTTTCTACTTGAAGAGCTTTACCCTGAGCACCAATTGGAGTTATCTTATATCTTTCGCTCGTTACTATAGCTCCCTCGGAAGGCATGTATTGAATTTGACCCCTAAGGACCGCTATTTCAGATTCACCTTTTTCGTTTATCCCCGCGGGTTTATCTTCCGTACCAACTTGAAAATGATAGAGAGGGAATAGGTACTCATATATTAAAAGTTCTACGTCTTCTTCTATTCTACGAAGAATCTGTATATCTTCTTTTACTGGAATAATTGATGGGCGCCCAAAAACAAATCCGGGCTTCCTATCATAATAAATATGTACTATATCTTCTTTATTGAAATTAACTGTCTTCCCGTAGAGTTCCTGTACCCATCTTTTTATATTCTTACTCTTGTTAATTTCAGCTTTAACGGTTTCAGCGGGGACTATAAAATAACCAGCGATAGGCTTAAGTTCTTTTCCGTTTTCAGTTCTGATTTTGCCGCCGGAAGAGCTTGTATCTCTGACTTTAGCTACAAGAGTATTCGAAATCTTTATCAAGGAAGAAGCCATATCCCTAAAGAGAATCGCTGTTGGGATACTTGTGGCCGCGGATATCTGACGGAACCTTTCCTTAACGTAGCTTATTGTCTCTTTGTTATTCCCTACAAAGTCGTAACCCTCTTTAAACATAGCCCCGATTTTTTTGCGGAAAGCCATGCTTACATAAGATTCGACGTCTTCTATTCTTCCGACTTCAGAAAGATCCCAATCGGACATTACGAACTGACCTGCAGCTCCATGTCTGCTATATGATATAGTGGGGTCTTTTGTAGGTTTTAATTGAGTTTTTAAAAGCGTAGGACTAGGCCTAGGAGCATCTACGACTTTGCTCTCGGCTGGAGAAACGGGATATATTTTAAAATCTATCTTCTTAAGCTCAGTTTTACTCACTGGCATCAAGCTCCTCTTTCCATTTGTCAACAGTCTCCTGGTCTACACCTTCTATCTTGCCTGAACAATTAGAAAAGTCAATAGTTACAGATCTGGAGACATAATCTTCCTGAGTTCGTTTTAGTAACTCCGGAGTTTCATTATATGTCGGTACCGTCGGAGTCGCAGAATTGCCGACCATATAAGTTTTAAATCTTTGAAGACTAGGAGTCTCCCACAAGTTAATTACGTTCGATGAAGGCTCTAAAAAAGCACTGGATTTTTGAGAGAGAGTTAATAGTCCCCTGTCGTTCTCCGATAATACTATAGAAAAGTCCTCAAAATCGGAGTTCCTATCTAACACATCCTTGACCGACTGAATACTTTGTTCGAGTTCGTCTTTCTTATTATCGCAGGGCTTTAGTAACTTATTTTTAAGTATCGCCTCGGCTATACTAATAATGTACCCTAATTTTATAATAGCGTCTATATATGAAAGTAACGCTTTATCATAATCACCCTTATCTCCAAATAAAGCCTTTAGGGCGCGAAGAGGAGTATTTAAAGCGTCCTCTAACATCTGTTTTCCTTCTCCAAGAGTCTGATACAAGACCCCAATTACTCCATTTTCGGCATTAAGTATTGTCTGCTTTATCTTATCCAGCTCTTTTGTAAAGTCTTCGACTACGGTAGGCTCATTACTCCTATCCAAACTATTTGCTATTTCTTGCTGAGTAGGTCCTATGCCGAATAGTTTGGCGGTTCCGCCAGAAGAAGAACCTAAATCCATTAGTCCTAACTTAATAGCCTTTTGAACATCTAACTTCTCTACTTGTTCTTTTAAAGAATCTATAATACAAACTATAGGCTGAACTATCATATCTATTAATTGGTCTATAAGAGTCCCGAGATTTAACAGGATGTCCCCAAGCAAATCTCCCAGAAGACCTAACAAAATATCTTTAAGGCTATCTAAGTCGAAAGCTAGCATCTTAAGCATGCTTAAAATCATCATAATAATTAGAACTAAATCGGGAACACACATGAAGTTTAAGAAGTCTAATAGATTGCACAGATCCATCATAAAGTTTCTATTCGTCAGTAAGTCAAGAAGACTTAGCAATTCGTTAAGACGTCTCATTAACTCATCTAATAGACTATTGAGTAAGTCGGCTAAAGGGTTAAGCTGACTTAGGTCTATTATCCTAAACTGGCACGGAATACAATCTTGTAAGAATCTAGATATTTTGTCAGACTGTGATTCTTTAGAGTTGGCTGCTGTCGCCCACGAGTTTTGAGTATCGGGAGGAAGTTCCATCCCCGCGAAATGTTTCATATTATACTGAGGCTCGTCAGCATAAGTCCCCTCGCTCATAAACATATTCTTCTCTATAGAAGGGGCCTGATTCATAATATTGATTCTGTTCGGGCCGGCATTGGACCCCGGACGCTTTGTATACGAAGCTATTAAACGGTTTGTAGTTCCTATTTCTGTAGTATTAGTTTTACTTCTAGCGGAGTCAATCGTAGAACCGGTATTATCACTTGATATACCTGTACTTCTAGGGGCAGTCGAAGAATCCGGAGTGGTTACTCTTTGGGCTGCTTGTTGAGAGGTTTGATCTGTGGTAGTTGTGGCGCGATCTGTAGTTCCCTTTTTGGGAACAATTGTAACCTGATTTATGTATCCGTTTTTAAGACCTTTGGAAATAACTCTGCTAGATGAGGAGTTCTCGGACAGGAATCTATTAAGTAAGGAGTAGACTTTATGAGGCTCCTGAATAGAGTCATAAATTATTCCATGCTCGTATGTCTTAATTATAAATCTTGAGTCTATAGCTGTGTTCATTTTACTTGCTTTTCTAGAATTTTAATAGCTTCTGTCAGAGGCTTGTAATATAGTTTAACTAAATCCTCCGCTTTATCTTTTAATTTATCCCATAACATGTTAAGCATTTCAGTTTCGAATTGATCCATATCCAGATTCTCAGCTATTTTAAAGTTAGAAGTTGCCGAGTTGGGAGGAGCCGACATTTTACTAAATAAGTCCGTAAGATGCTTATTGAGATTTGCGTCCGCGGCTTCGCCTTTTTGATTAAAGTTATTTATCATATTCCCTATTTTAGAAGGGCTTATTACGTCATTTTCTACATATTCACTTCGAGCATCTTTTACATTTTCTACACACTGATTATACTGAGCATATGTTATCTCTATATAGTCGTCGGTTATGACAGCCGTGTCAGGAAACAACCTAAGCATAGCAGCTTTAGTAGGTCCGTAATTAGGATCTGACTTTAATACTTTCGTAGAAGAGTTCTGAGACCTTCTGTCTATTTCTCTCTTTATCTTGTCGGAAAGGTCCGCGACATAATCGTAATTATCAGCAATACCCTTAACTAACTCTTTAATATCCCCTACACTTAACGGCTGGCCTTCATCTAAAAGTTCCTCGTAAACAGTATCTCCTATTACGGGCCTTTTCTCCCATTCAAGATCAGGCTTATCAGTTAGCTGCCCTAAGTCTTCAGGTGGAATGTCGCCGCCGTTATAGTTGGTCATTACAGAGTATACTCCGTAGAATAAGTTATGTTTAGGAAGGTATCAATTAGTACTTCAGGAGATCTATTAGGAGGCATCGTTATCCTTACCCAAAAAGGAGTAAACCCCGTAGTTATAATACTCCCGAAACTTAGGATATTACCATAATCGACAGAACTCCACTGAGACTCCGTAGGTTGGACGTCTGAACTATACAGTTTCCATCCCCATCCGTATTGGCCACTTACTTTGCTGTTACCGCCGCCAGAATAATAAGGCTGCACTATAACATTAGTATAGCCTTTCGTTGCGTCGTCGTTTCTAACATAGATCTTAGTATCAATAGTATTAGAGTTTGTGCCTTCAGCTGTTATAGAGAATGGATTTGTTTGGTCTCCGTTCTCACTTATCTGGGTTGCGGCGTCTGCACTTTCATAAAGTCCTAACATTTTATTACCTCAAAATTTTGATCGTTTAGCCGGTCTTAATCTTTCTTTGGCCGGCAAGCTAATTCTAGACTTTTTAACCGGAGGAGGTTCATCCCTATCAAATCCCGGATACCTCCATAGTTTTATTCCGTTGTCGCGGTTTACATTCCCCGCCGGAATATTGTTTTTGCCAAGCAGTGGTATCTTTTCATTTCCTGTTCCTTGCCTTGGTTCAAAAGTCTTTAACTCTTTCTTTTTATTCGGATCGTTAACAATTAAACCGCCCTCTTCGTCCCTAAAAGAACTTCGAGCGATATTTTCTACTATCATTATATCATTTCCAGAGGAAGAGCGTGCAACTTTGTCCCCCAGATTTATAGTAAAAGCTATTAGCGATAATTGCATCGCAGCTATATGATGATCGCCTACTGCCGGGTCAGAACTAGCATATCTGGGTTTGCCAGCTTCAGATCTATGCTCGATTATATAAGCTCTTAACTCATCAATTAAAGTCTTGTCTTTTGACGATATCTTGAAAAGACCCTGTTCGAATAGTCTTACTGAGTTTTCGACAATATATGGTTTGGCGGCTTTTTTAATTATCTCTCCATTAAAAGGATCTCTCGTTTCTATAGAAGAACCAAAGTCGTACTGTTTGACTATATCCTTAAGTTTCGAATCGGGATGCTCCGGACCTCTATTTATGTCTCTTATAGCTTCAAAGCCTATCCTTTTAAGGACCTCATAATGCATCTCCCCATAACCCTTATCGACATATATATATTTGGGCCGCCAAAATCTATTTAATTCAACTAGCCCTTTTATAGCTGCAGTTTGAGACCACCCAACTCTTGAGATGACTTCAGACGCGAACTTTTTATAAACGCCATTTTTAGGGTTATAGCCAGTAACGCAATATACAGTTCCTACAGCCTCGCTGTTCCAATCAACGCCTATTGAATAAACATAAGAATTGTCTCTAACTAAGTCTTCGTATTTATACTCTTGCAAAGCTTCCTGAACATATATATTTTGATAGACACCTTCTTCCTGCTCGCCGAACTCAGCCAAAACTTCGTGAATATAACCGGCTCTTGTTAGGTTCCTTTTAAACTCATCATCTAAGTCTTGAGTCCAGTTCGGGTTAACTTGAGAAGGAAAGTGAAACTCTTTATAAGTACAATCTATGCATCTTTTATAGAACGCCCCCCTCTGGCCAGTAGGAGTAGAGGAAAACCATATCTCGTTATCAGGGTAATTAGTAACAATAGCCATAGACGAATCTAAGTCGCCAGCAGCTAAATAGTCAGCTTCATCTTCTATCAATAAAGGAGCAGACGCACCACGGACAGCATCGGCATTACCTCCCGATTTAGTGCCTGCAGTAAACCCCTTGACTACAGAGTTGTTAGCAAGTTTAATAGTGACAAACGGAGTCTTAGGTTTAGCTATAACAGATTCGTTCAAATACGGATTAGATATAATATGACTTACCATCCTATCATATATAATAGATATTTGAGAAGCATAAGGTGTTAGAAAGAGTGCCCCGTAAGCATTTCTTGTGTAAACCCGATGGAGAGCCTTAATAACTAAGACGTCTGTCTTGCCTGCTTGTCGCCCGATTCTGGATATCTTTCTAGCCGCAGTACATCTAAGCATTACAGCCTGATACCATCTCGCTACCCAAGGAGTGCCAGTCTTAGCGTCTATAATGAACTTTTCAGCCCAAAGGACCGGGTCTAATAAACTCTTTAAAAACTCTTTTTCTTCTTCAGATATAGTAGCCGCTAAGTTAGGATCTATTAAATACTCCGGCTTTTTAATGCCGTGACATTTAATCTTAAACTCTCTCTCTTCGGGAAATTTTTTACAGTAATCTCTTATACAGTCCTTGCATGCAGGATCTATTGTTTCATCAAGCGTAAATGGTAGTTTTAGTTGTTTGCTCATCCGAACACATTATGCATAAATTGGGCTTCGTTTCCCAAAGCCGTTCTGACATTGAACCCTGACTGCTGTATCATAGAAAGTGACTGCTGTCTAATTGTAGCTACTGTCCCGTAGGGGTCTCTTATAGGAGTGCCGAAATTTATAATTCTTTCTCTGCGCGCTATTGCCGCTCGATTCTGCATTATATCCATGCCTACTTCAGCTGCAGCAAAAGCCCATAATGTCGGGGAAGTCATTGCGGCTCTCGCGGCAAATCCAACTCCGAATTTCGCTATCGCAAAGCCTCCGGATAAACCGCCTCTTATAGCTCTTATACCAGCGGCAGTTCCGCTAACAACTTTACCTGAGCCAGCAGCTCTCGATGCAGTATATATATTCTTAATGTCTGTAGGTACGCCGCCTAACCATTTTAGATTGGCCGGGTTAGTAACCTCAACCATACCTTTAGCAGTATTATACCCAAACTGAGCTTCTCCTTCTACGTGACTTGGGATAAATCCAAATAGAAAACCGGCGGAAGTTTTAACGTTTTGAAAAGCCGCCCCACGAGAAGCCCAGACAGCATCAGTAATATTCATCCCGCCGAATTTGGCAGCCTTATACGCCTTGTAAGCAGAGCCTCTTCCCATTGCCATCTCGAAACCGGTCATAAAGACTAAAGGAGAACCTACGCCCTGCCATGCGCCGTTCTCCATAGTCCCGGAAATAGTACTATATAAACCTAAGCCGCCAAGAGCCCCACCTATAGCGTACCTACGTCCTATCTTGCTCCCGTTTTTACCGAGCGATGATCCCCAGGAATCTTTAGCTGCTGTGTATAAACTCATTCATTACCTTCGGTTATGTAAACCAAAAACAAGGCCGCCATCAACATTCATATTATAATGCGGCGATGAAGCTTTTCCTCTTAATTGTTTTAAAGATTCAAAAGCGTCAGCGTCGGATATGCCTCTATAAAAAGACCCCATTATACCTTGAGATCCGGAACCCATATTCGCTACCATCGAAAGACCGCCATACAAAGATGCTCCTTGAGTCATTGGAGCCCACCTTGGATGATAAGCGTTCATCTTCTTATATTCTCTAAGGTCTTTATATACCCCCATTTCGTTACGGATACCTAGAGCCATTGGTATTGCAAATGCTGCCGCGGGAGCTAAAACACTTCTTCCATACCATGCCCCTTTTGCCAACCCTTTGACTGCCCCAATTCCGGCTCTTCCGCCCCAATACGTAGCCCCGCCAGCTAAACTACCAGCCCCCGCTGTCAAATACTCAAGTCCTTTAAATGGCATTGCTGCCGCGCCAGCGCGAGCCCCAACACCCTTCATAAATGCCCTAGTCGGACTCATCCCAGATTTAGCGAAGTTGTTTGCCGCGTTTATAATCCCAGGCGACGTCTTAAGACTAAAAGCTGCACCGGCTAGTCCTAAAGCCCCTAAGCCTACCGCGGTAGACCCCGGGTTATCAGAAAAACCAATTCCAGCTGCCGCTCCGGCACCAAGAACTCCCCAGCCAGCCGCTTTTAAAGCAGTTGGGCCAAGACCAGATATAGCACTACCAATTGCAGCACCGACACCGATGCCAGCCGCGCCCACCCCTACTACAGGAGCAGCTGCCCCTAATGCTAATTTGGCTAGAGTCCGTTCTATCATACTATGCCTTTATATGCTTTCTCCCGCCATCTTTACCATTCATCCACATTACTACTGTGGCGTCTTTGGTAAGATCGGCAGAAAACTGCTTTCTTTCTCTGTTTTTAAGTCCATTAATAGCCATCTCTTTATCCGCACTCGAACTAGTCTTACTTTTTATTGTATCAAATTTCTTAGAAGTAGCAAAGTTGATCGTTCTCGAATACTCGGCCATGACTGCCGGGATCTTTGGTTCGGATGTAGTTTCGCTAACTAAAGCCGTGACTTTCTTATCAGTATTAACATTATAGACGTTTTGAGAAGCTGTAAACTCAGCTGAAGCTGAATTAGGTAAGTAAACTTCTGAAGGTCTCGCGGATTCGGTAGTGTAACCCGTCTTTATAGGATCGTTATATACCCCCTGCTGACGTTCTCCCCAACCACGAGAAGCTACTGAAGTAGAAGCCAGTATTTGGGAGCTTACGTCGGCGCCTATTCTATAGCCGGATCCAAAGTCAGTCTGTTCCTTTCTGCTGTCTCCGGACATACCAGATTCGCCAAGCCCTTCCATTATATTAACAGAATGACCTCTTCTTCTAGAAGCTCTTATTGCTCCCAGGTTTGAAGGCATGCCGCGCTTCGTTTTCTGAAAATCCTCTAAAGCCCACTTATATTGGGTCTCCGCGGATACTAAAAATTCCTTCCAACTTCTATGCTTCCAATAATTCTCTAAGGCTGATTCTTGCGGAAACTCATTCCAATCTATACCTCTTTCTTCCGCCATTACAGCCATAGCATCACGCTGCGCCATAAAGTTGCTTACTGCCTGTTTATAAAGAGTGTCGTCTGTTTTCCATCTAAAAGTTATCGGTTCTGCGTTAGGGTCTTCCATAGGATAATAGTTAATACTAGCATAAGGAAGATTCATCGTTTTAGCGTACCAGTTAGTCTGCAAGATATGAGACATATAAGGCTTTTGGTTTTTCATCATGGTCTCATAACGGCCTTTCGTTAGAGACTTGATATCCATGACTTCATTTTCGAATACTACGTCGGCATAACTCCTGACTCTTAAAATAGGATCTTCCACTAAGACTTCAGATTTTGCGCCTTTCTGTTCGAACCGTTTTTCTAATAGTCTATGATATGCAGTACCAAGCTCCATAGACGCTTTAGAATAAGGACTTTGCTCTTCTTCTTTCTCTCCTGTGATACCGGCTATTCTTCCGAAAGCGACTCCTTTCGCAGGATGCCCTACGGTAGAAGCACCTAACCATACGTTATATGGTCCCGGGTTATCATCCATTAGTATTTCTACAGAGTTGTATAATCCTCTATAACCAGAACCAAAGTCGGTCATCTTTCTTCTTCTCTGAGAAGCGTAACCGTCATGCCTCAGAGCCTCTATAGTATTATAAGCATCATCTTTCGCGGAAATATATCCCGGCACAGTATTAGCTTGAGTGTTCCTTTGAATATCTTTTCTTGTATTGCCAGGGATCCCAGCGGCGTGGACATTTCTAGTTACTCTTTGTTTCCACGGAGTTCTAGAAGTAAAAATGCGCCCGACTTTTCTTTCGGATTGGAATCTCTTGCCTTGAATGGTCCTCAGATCTTCTCCGCGCTGGACTTGGTTCAAAGCAGTACTTTGATAATAGTTCGACCTGAACGGATAACTTACATCTTTATACTTAGCCGATACATAAGAGAAGTTGTCGCCTTTTAGTATCCGGACATTCTCTCTATTAAAGCTCTGCCCGGATAAATTAGAGGGAAGATCGGTCGTTAATAGACCGGCATCTTCCGTCGTTCTTAAGCCGAGCTTGCCTTCTTCTCCGGCATACCCCATTTCTCTAAGTATATGATCATTATTGGTTTCTATGCTAGGAGCACGATTAAAAATATTGTCGTATAGCGCAGTTACCGCAACAGCTCCAGCGACGCCAATAGCTAATCCCGACGGCTTTATATACCCTTTGCTTAAAGTGGAAATATTTCCGGCAACACCACTAAAAAATCCAGAAACTGCAGATGTAGCTGTAGTTACTGTAGAAGAAGGAGATATTAAAGTCGGTGCTATATTTTTAGGAGCTGTTATAGCCGCCGCTGCTATTTTTTGCTTAGTAGCTGTATAAAAAGCCTGAGCGTCTGGAGGTAGTCCCGAAAAGTTCTTGTCGAAATACGATTCATATTGCCACGGGATTTTAGGTAATTCTTTTCTGGCTAGAACCTCATCTACTTTGGTCCCTGTTTTGTATAATTCAGCTAAGAGCCATGCTCTTTTTTCGTCCTGAGAAAAACCTCCAGCCCGGGCGGTACTTAATAAGAATGGAAGAGCTTCCCTTGTATACCTAACGTCTATAGCCGGGTTATGAGCACCAGCTTCATATATAGCTCTTACGTCAGCAAGAGTTTTGATTTTAGAAGCGTTCGCTGCGGCGAGCATTGATTCGAGAGACCACCCGCGCATTATTTTAGTATCGCCCTGTAGTAACTGAGCTATATGTAATTCTTCGTCTATTTGAGTCTTTAGGAATCCGAGCTCTTTAAGAGGAGAGATTATGGACGCTTTTGCAAGTTTAGCAAGATCGAAGTATCTTTGTTGGGCTTTTGTTGTTGTTTTTTGATGGAACAGATTAATTATAGCAGGAAGAAGTTTAGCTCTTTCTTGGGATCTTGCCGCCTGAGATATTAAAGCGGGCTTATCGAACGACTCGATATTATGACCGACTATAACGGCATCCTGATCAAGCATTATCTTTGCCGCGTCGTCAGCAAACTCCAGCATCATCTTATCGATACTACTAAATGTCTTTAGAGCGCCGGTTTCTGCTTGATTCAACGCCAGACTAGCTTTTGAGCTTGCAGCTAGATACTTCCCCTGATCTATCTTATAAAATTTCCCTTTCCACTGTCTGTAGAACGGATTCTTTTGGTTTGTCTGTAGAATGCCCTCAGCTTCAGGGACCTCTTCGAGTCCTATAACATTTTTGATCGTAAATTCAGAAACATCCCCTTTTTCAACAAGATCCCAAGTAGCTTCCGGAGAGAGAGAATAAAGAGTTGTTTTGCCTTGATAGTGAAGACCTATCTGGATGACATCTACGTCTTTGGCGCCGGTTACGGCGTTTTTGCTGAATCTAGATGCGGACTTGAGGCTTTTTCTGCCTGTTGTGGAAGAGCCTAATTTTTCCTGATCCGGTAATCCCGTAGTTTCAACGTCAACAAATGCAACTTTACCCAGAGCTTGCTGAGAGTTAACAAGCTTGGATATAATGTCCGCGTCGGGCTTTCCGAATAAGTCTAAAAAGCTCATTTATCGAATGAGTCGACATCAATAACCGATTGGTCCGCAAGGTCCTTTACTTTAGCCGTAACGGCATTCACGTTAACTAAGAATTTAGCCATAGCTGTAGAAGCATCAGAGCCATCGGTCTTTTTAAGAGCCGCCTCCCTTTTATACTTTTCTTGTCTGTCGCCAACCAGAAGTTTTATTATCCTAGACCTTCTGGCTTTAAGCCTTTCTTTTGCTTCCCAAAGAGGATTGACGCCGAGCATGGAAATCGGCTCTCCTTCTTTAGTCACTCCTACGACATTTTCGGTTACCATCTGCGCCATGTCCGGTTCAGCCATTGCCATAGTCGCCCTTAACTCCAAAACATCAAGTTCGGCCAGCTCATTAGCCATACCGACTTCAGTAGGAGACATCGGATCGACTCCGTACTCATTTATATAACCTTCGCGCCAGACCATAAACAAAGAAACTTCCATAAAGCACTGTTTGCCCATTGGAGCTTTATTCATCTGCGCGAGAGGACAATTCTTTCTAAACACTTCAGGACATTTTGGACCGCCGCACTTTAATGGCACCATAGCCTGAAGACCGGTCTTAAGATGAGCCAGATGGACCTTTAGCTTCTGCTTTTCTTCCGGAGTTAACTGTATTGACTCGTACGAATCAATAGTAGTTTCGACGTTTTTTAAAAAAGCCTTCTTATCTAGCCCTTCATCTCTGACAAGGTTAGTATCTATGGAGACTAATGCTTTTACTTCGTCACTCATCTGTAATTTATCGTCACAAAAACAGGGTTATCTTTCTTTGCCGCCTGTTCAGTTTTCATTCTCGCTTCCATTAAGTCAAACGTCTGAGCCGCAGCCGAATGATCTAAAGAAACGACTATGTCATCCTTATCGTAAAGAATGACAGAAGTGTCACTTAAGGACAATACCTTATATTCCTTCCCGGCCAGGAACCTAAATTCCTTAGTTATATAATCGTAAACTGAGCTTTCCAAACATTTCACAAAAACGTCTTCCAAGTTATATTCCTTTCTTTTCCAATTCTATTATATCATTAAAAATCTTCTTGATTCTATCTTTTAATTCCGGGAGGTCCTCTCTTAACAAAAGAGCATAAGCTTTAGCTGTATACGCGCAGTCTAGTTTCTTTTCTGACTTTGTAGCGAAATGAACGAATTGATTAATGTGAGATCTTTCGATCCTATCTTTTAGGTCATTGAGTTGTTGCGAAATTTGCAAGTACTCGTACAATTTCACTCCCCATTTGTGAACTTAGTAGTTAGCCTGGCTAATCCCTCTTTAGTATATATAGGAGAACGAACTAAACGTAGCAAGTCGGAATACTTCTTCATTCTATTGTATGATACTGCTTCTTGTTTAGAAGTGTCAGGCTTTTTAGGCTGATTTGTATTCCTAATCCTTCGTCTGCTCATATTTCTTTACTGAATTGACTTTCCAGTCGTTAATAATCTGATAAGCTCTTTCTCTTAAAAAGTCCGTTTTCTTAGTATCTGAAAAGACGTAATCCCCCAGTTTGTTTATCTTACTGGAGAGTTCGGAGCATATATCATCAAAAGCCTCTTCTACTTTATCGTCTTCCAAAAGAGCCCAAAATGAATTCGACTCTTTAGTCTCCGACATCCACTCTTTTAAAGTAGTGCTGACTTGTGACTTCACCGCGGAAATACTATTATTATCTTTAACTCCGGAAGCAACTAACCCAGCTGTAAATAAATCAAAAAGTTTAAATATCAAACTTGGAGTTTTAACTTCTTTAGTAGAAAATAGATCAATCTCAATAGTCTTTAGAATTTTAGCTTTGTCCAATTCCTTTTCCTTTAGAAAAATTATCAGCCGTAAGGACGACCTGTAGAACGAATACGATTATATGGGCCCGACGTCACCGATTTGCTAGGAGACATTAAAGCCCCACCAACACCTGCAGCCCCTGTTAATGCCGCACTCGAAGCATAAGATCCCGCCATATTTGCATAAAGTTTAGCCCTGCCTCCACTATAACGGTTCAGAG